AGTTAAATACATGGGCGATCATACATGGATGGAAATAAAAGAGGACTAATATGGGATTATTTGATAAACTATTTGGCAAGAAGCCAGAACCGATAAAGGTTGAAGAACCTAAAAAAGAACGTAAGGTACGTAAGCCTAAAGAAAAAAAGGCAGAACCTGTTCTGTCTGAAAAAGAAAAGGCAACACAAGCAGGTGAACCATACGTATCAATTTTAAAAGTAGAAGTTGACCCTACTAATATCAACAATGGCGCATTTGAACTAGACTGGAATGACAAGTTTATTCTAAATCTCATTCGTGCAGGATACAAACAAAAAGATAGCGACACTGACCAAGTCATGGTAGATCGTTGGTTTCAATCAGTCTGTCGCAACATCGCACTAGAAATCTATGAACAACAACAAGCAGATCCGGACAACAGGGATATGCGGGTTGTTAGGACAAAGGATCTAGGTGATGGCCGCACAGAAGTAAGCTAAAAGTACTCATAAAAAAGTCAACAAAAAGGTTGACTTTTATCATTTTTGGTTGTATAATAGAGCTATCTTTTAAACAACTCAACGGAGTTCTAATGGCAAATATCTTTCAAACGACATACAATCCCTTTGTATCTGATATTACCCTGTCAGTCAATCAAAACAAATTTCTAGTTCAACAAGTTATCAGCCAGCTAGATAAGTTCTACAACCAAACTGACATTCGTAGAATGGTTTTGAACGCCTTTACTGGATCTGGTAAAACAACAGTGTCTATTAAGGCACTCATTCCCGAATTTATTCGCACGTTCTATCCACAGAAACGTGTGATTGGTTTTATGGCTCCTCGCAAAGAAGTAGTCAAAGGAGCTTATCGCAAGGCATGCGCGGCACTGGATAACACCACTGTCAATGGTGCAAAGATTCGTGTTTACTATCAAAAAGACCTTGACATTTTGCAAGAAAAATTAGCAGAAGGTAAGAAAGCTGGATTAGATGGTGATGTAATTATCATTTTTATGACAGCACAGTATTTCAATAGTAACTACAACTTTCTTTCTACTAGTGGTGTCTTAGACCTCATGATTGTTGACGAAGCGCACATCATGTTTGGTACAATCAACGAGGAAGATACCAAGGCTGATAAAGGTCAACGAATCAAAGATTTTGTAGCTGTGACGCTTGACAAGTTGGCAACAATGACCGATACAGCGGTATTGTTTTTGACTGCTACCCCAACTAACAGTCAACAAATGAATACCTTTCTAGGTGTGGCAAACAATGTGTATATGGATCCAATGCCCCGTGATGTATTGACGACCCCATTCTACGACATTATTCCCTATCTTGACAATGAAGACACTCTGTTCAAAGGGCTTGAATACTTCAATATGCAATGCCAACGCATTGGTGAATTGATGGATAAGATTGATACTGCTACATGGGAAGAAGCAGAAGAAAACTTTATCCCCATGTATCCTGCGTTGATGGCACGTATTGGTCGCCGCGGCGCAGTTAACGGATTGGACTTTGATCTTTACATTAAACAGATTCGTAAAACCTGCAAGACGTATGGTTTTAAATTGTTTATCTCTACTAGTGAGGGTAAAGAATTTGACGGTGATGTTATTGCTGATATGGATGAAGGGATTGTGCGAGGCACACGTGAAAATGACAAGCCCATTGTGATGGTAGTCATTGACAGTGGTTATGCTGGTGTTGACTTTGTTAAAATTAATAACGTCATTATCGGTCGTGATCCTTCAAGCACGATTCATAACAATTACTCGCAAACTGCAGGTCGTGCGGCACGTATGAAGTTTGGATTCGTGAATCACGCACTTGCCGCAGACGCTATTCGTAATTATACAGTTTCTGACGAACAAAAACGTTTGTTGGCTGAATATTACATTGAGCATAGTTCTTCTATCGTACACGTACCAGTAGATAGCAAATTGTTGAATGGAGATGTGAAACAATTTATCGAGACTGATACATTTCGTAAGCCCGAAGGTGAAGCATTTATTCTGAAAAATGTTTTTAAGGGAGGACCGATTCCCGGACTTCATCTATCTACTAGCACCACATTACAAGATGATGTTTATAAACAGTATAAGAAAGACTACTGCGAGACATGTGAAAAGGGCGAAGATGGCTATACTTCTTGCTTTCACGCTGCCTGGAAAGGGTTCGAGTCTCTTATGAAGTGCCCTATCACGGAAGGCGAAATGAAAATGTTGTGGCCAATGTGCTTGCATATTCATCATCTTGACGGAGACCACTTCAACAATAAGCCTGAAAATTTAATCACTATTTGCCCGAACGTTCATAGTTTGGTAACAATGAAGAACCAAGATTACAACAATCGATACCCTGAGTTGCGTGAGGCATTGAAAACAATTGCAAAGAAAAAGGGCGTAAAAATGCCCAAAATTATTGCGTTTGCTTAAATATACGACTATAATAACACAATGAAATATGCACTAATCGACACTGCCAACACATTCTTCCGTGCCCGTCACGTTGCCTCACGAAATGCAGATACGTGGGAAAAAATCGGCATGGCCCTTCATCTTACACTCGCATCAGTCAATCAAGCTGTCCGACGCTATGGAATTGACCACGTTGTATTCTGCTTGGAGGGTAGAAGCTGGCGCAAAGACGTATACGAACCTTATAAAAAGAATCGCATTGTAGATGCAATGTCTATCACTGAGGCTGAGAAAGAAGAATCGGAAATGTTTTGGGACACGTATGAGAAATTCACTACGTTTCTAAAAGAGAAAACTAACGTTAGCGTTTTGCGTCATGAGACGGCAGAAGCTGACGACTTGATTGCCCGATTTATTCACTTGCACCCACATGACACGCACTACATTATTTCTACTGATACTGATTATGTTCAACTTATCACTGACACGGTGCACCAGTACAATGGTGTCGCAGGAGAACTTATCACACTCAATGGCTACTTTAAAGAGAATGGTAAGCCAGTACTAGACAAAGAAAAGAACCCTAAACTACTTGAGGATCCTGAATACTTATTGTTTAAGAAAATTGTCAGAGGTGATGCGGGAGACAACGTATTCACAGCATATCCCCGTGCTCCCGAAAAAGGTAGTAAAAATCGTGTGGGTATTCGTGAAGCATTTGAGGACCGTGACAAGCAAGGTTTCAATTGGAATAACTTCATGTTGCAGAAGTGGGTAGATCATAATGACATTGAACAGTGTGTGCGTGATTGTTATCAACGCAACAAAATGCTGATTGATTTGAAAGCACAACCCAAAAATATTAAAGAAGCATGTGACCAACGTATTAAAGAATCTGTACGAGTAGTAACTACTCCCCAAGTTGGCATCCATCTAATGAAATTCTGTGGCAAATATGAACTTACAAAAATTTCTCAACAGGCTGACTCTTATACTGCATGGCTTAATACACCGTATCAAGGGCACGTACATGAATGATTTGACTAAAGAACTATTCTAAAAGTAGTAGGAGATTAACATGAATGATAAAGAAATTAGAATTGATGGTCTTAGTGCTGAACAAGTTCAAATGCTTGACATGATGTGGGCTATTGAATCTTATCAAGACTATCAAGATTGGATTGATAATCTAACTCATGAAGATGCTGTAATGGCACAAGAGTTACAAAATTTATTGATGATAGAAATGTTTGAACACGCACTAGATGATGATGTTAATATTGCTAAAAACTATTTGAAAAAGTTTCAATTATGAAGAAAATTTACTATGAAAAGATTGGGAGAAAATATGTCCCTGTTTCTGAGTATGATAGTGAGTACTTAGACAGTTTTTCTCGAGGTACTCACTTGGTTATGTGTTACCCAGGCGGACAAAGCCGGCGCTATAACATTGATCCTAACCATGCCGCAATGATTGCCGCAGGTAGAGTAGCAGAAGATGCTATCTGTCGTGCTATCAGCAAAGCCGCAGAACTACGGCCAAAGAATACACCAATTACAGAAGCACAACGGAAGGCTTGGAAAAAGTTTTCTAAGGAAATGGGTGATGAATTATGTACCTTATACGGACTTAGTGCCCATGATTGTGCGGAGGCGGGAATGAAGGCTATGATGGAAGAGGCTGACAAACTACTGACAAACCCATCTGTCAAAAGTGCATACGAACATTTTATGTTGGT